CCCAGATTGTACGATCTGGCGACGCCGCCTTCGCCCCGGCGACTGCTTGTCGCTGGTGTACCATGACATGGCGTGAAGATATGGATAGAGTTCTGCTAACGTGACGGTGCCTGCATTGACGGCGCCCCAGAAAGGCTTGGCTCGCATCGTGTGCTGATCGATCAAGATGACCGCCCAGCCAATGCCGATGTTCCAGCCGCTTCCGGAACCGTCGCCGAGCATCAGCGCGTCCCACGTCCGAATCTTTAGGTCAGCTAGCGTCTCCTCCACCAGCTGGTCGATCATCTCCTGGATCGGCTGGTGGGACGGAACCGCCTGAGCTGTCCGGTTCCCCTTCGGCGTGTTGTCCAAGTTGCTCCTCCATGGTCTGTATGATGTGCAAACCCGCTGCGACCTGCTTTCCGTGGTAATCATGCACGGTCTCAACAGCGTCCAGTAAACCGCGTAAGGCGAGGATGGGCACGCCAGGCGTGGTCATGTCGCCCAAGATGACTAGGTTTGGCTGAACCTCTCCGATCTCTGGGCGCCAGCCTAATGAGACTACGGCACAGCCCAGTTCCGGATGCTCAGTCGCGCATTCCTTCAAGCAATCCAGCACCTTGGTTGCTACCTTATGGCTGAATAGTTCTGCTTCACTCACTTGAATCCCTCGAAGTGATGGACCAGCCGGGTCAATGCCAGCCAGTAGATACCGAAGATAGTTAGGGTGCCCCATGGCGGCTGGAACACGTTGTGCGCCAGCCACCAGAGCACCAAAAGGATCAGAACCGCGTGGTAGGTTTGACAGAACGCGCAGTTTGCAAGCCTGCCCACAAAGTTCATAATGGAATAGCCAAACGGGCGCTCGGATGGAGGTCTGTCAACCCAGTCATGCAGGTCGTCACGGATGTTTGCGAACAAACCCCCGTCCTTCATCCAAGCGCGGATGATCGCACCAGCCCCGAGACATACCGCGAGTATGTCGAAGATCGGGATTGGAATGGTGAGATCCACCTGCTATCCTCCGTTGAGCCCGTTGGCTACATGGAAGAGAGCATAGATGCAACCACCGAAGGTAGCAATCGGCAAGAGAGCCTCAAGGCCACCGAGAAGCATACCGGCAAGGCCAGCGACAACCGCCAGCAGAATCGAGTAATGCAACCATTGTCCAAACATCACGAGTTCTCCGTGGGTCCGTGCGGCCACGGATCCTGGGACTGCGACGAGCTCTTGTCCGGAGGCGGAGCTCCATTGGACACGTACTCGGGCAGCGGAAGCGGCCGCACAATTTCGACGTCATGTACCGGACTGTCGCCTGGTACGAACCGCGGCACGGGGCCACGGTGCGTGGGAATCATTCCCCATCGCTCCAGTGCCATCTTTGAAGATTTCGTGACTGGCATAGCTTGTCCTCCTGCCCAGAGTTTACCACAACCGGGACAGGAACCACAAGATTACCAGGATCACGATAATCGGCTTCAAGACAGGACCACTGAATGCCCAGGCATCCGACGTGAGCGACTTGACGCCTTGGAATCGCTCACGATCGTAGTCTCTTTGGAATTTGCTCATGGAAGAAAATTCTCCATTTACGGAACCGCAGGCTATCGAAGAAGCGAAGATGCGGTTGTCAGCGGCGCTGCGTGAAGACGGCCAGCCCCTGACAGTAGAAGACCGGATCTCACGTTTCACACAGCTCATGGAAATGGGAGCGATGGACACGCTTGTCTACGCGCTCCCGGTGATGCTAAACCTCAAGAACCAGCCGTTCTCTATCCACGATAGTCACATGGTCTTTGAGGAGCTGTTCCGACTGCATTTGCCGAAGGAGATTCTGTTCCGCACCGGACGCCAGGTCGCCAAGACGACGACGCTTGCGGCCGACGGGATCATGAAGTCGGTGTCGATTCCGAACTTCACGAGCCTCCATGTCACTCCGCTCTTTGAACAGATCCGCCGCTTCAGTACGATGTTCGTCGCTCCGTTCATCGAACAGAGTCCCGTCCGTCGTGCCTGGCTGAACACGGAGTCCGTCAAGAACGTCTTGCACCGCAGCTTCCGCAACGGCAGCAAGATGTTGTTCTCCTACGCCTTCCTCAACGCTGACCGTGTCCGTGGTATTCCTGCGGACAAGACAGCATTCGATGAAATCCAAGACATGGCGGGCGAGCACATCCCGATCATTAAGGAGTGTCTGTCGGCCTCGCCATGGGAGCTTAGTCAGTACACGGGAACTCCCAAGACCCTTGATAACCCGATCCAGATTCTCTCTGACGAGTCATCGCAGGCTGAGTGGTTCATTCCGTGCACGCATTGTACGACTGGCGGCTTCCCAACCTGGAACATTCCGTCGGTCGAGTATCACCTGGAGAAGATGATCGGTCCTTGGCATGACGGCATCTGTGAGAAGACGCCGGCGATCATCTGCCACAAGTGCGGCAAGCCGCTCAACCCACGCTACGGTCGCTGGAAGCATCGTTACGAAGACCGCATCGACTTCTTCGCTGGCTATCACATCCCGCAGATCGTGATGCCGATGCACTGTATGGATCCAGACAAGTGGGCGACACTCATCTGGAAACAGCAGGGTAAGGGCAACACCACCGCGAACATGTTCTACAACGAAGTTCTCGGTGAGTCCTACGATGCTTCGGCAAAGCTAGTCACCCTGTCAGACCTTAATGCCGTGTCCGACCTCGGTCCGCTCGATTACAATCACGCTCGGCGGATCATGGGCAACTATCGCATGCGTGTGCTGGCGTGTGACTGGGGCGGCGGCGGTGAAAAGGAGGTCTCATTCACCACGCTGGCCCTGCTGGGGCTTCGCTTTGACGGACGGATCGACGTCCTGTGGGGCAAGCGACTGCTCACCCCTCTCGATCACATCCGCGAAGCAGCAGCCGTCAAATGGTACTGGGACAAGTTCAAGCCACACTTCCTAGTCCATGACGGCTGCGGTGCAGGTGCCCTCCGCGAGACGATTCTCGTGCAAGGGGGCATCCCAGTCACACACGTGTTCCCTGTGGAGTACGTGACGGCGGCGAAGCAGGGGATCTGCTGGCACGTCGGCCCAACCGAGCAGAATCCTCGCGATCGCTACCGTGTTGACAAGAGTCGCTCGTTGCAGCTGGTGTGTAACTGCATCAAGCTCGGAGCCCTCCACTTCTTCAACTCCGACTGGAAGGGCAAGGATGACCCCGGTCTGATCCGTGACTTCCTCGCCCTGATCGAGGACAAGCAGAAGACACGAGCGGCAGGCGAGACCTACCGGATCGACAGCATCATGGGTCAAACGGACGACTTCGCCCAGGCGGTCAACATCGGATGCGTGGCCCTCTGGTACCGCAACAAGGCATGGCCTGACATGGCGAGCCTGATCTCGATCATGATGACCGAGCAGCAACTGGAGGCGGCGGATCCTGAGAACCCAGATTGGTTCACGCCGAACGCAGCAGATCTGGAACCCGCACTGGTCTAGTCGTCACGACGCAGTGCGTCCAGCTTGTCTTGCGGCAGGTTCTTGTGCAGCGATGTGACCTTCCGGTGGATCGTCGCGACATGCTGCACCTGTTCCGGCGTCGCGCGGGTGCCTACTTCATAGCGTCCTATCACGAGCAGCTCCTTCACTTCGGGCTGTATTCGCCAGATGAACTGCTGCTCCCCCTTTGGCACGTAACGAATCAGGGCTTCGAGCTCGTCGAGTCGCCCCAAGATCTCACGGCACGTTCGTACTAGCTCGTCGCCAGACATGCCACCTCCTTAGCCCACAACGCGGAATTGTTTCTGCATGCGTGCCCTGCATGCTTGGCTCTGCTTTTGCCACCAAGCGTCAGCGATGAGCCACCCCACCTGTTCATTGTATTCCAATTCGCGTGCTAGGGCACCAGCGTTTTGCAGCATCTCGGTGATCCGCGGCGGGTCAATCAGCGTAATCCCTTGCTTGGATAGCACTTTCTGCAGTGTCGCTCTGGCGAGGAAGACGCCCGGTGGTTGTCCTTCTTCGACGATGCGAACGAGCATTGGCGACTTCTTATCCTCTGGAAAGTCCGACTGCTCGATGCCGAGTACGCCGTTGGTGATCGCCTCGTGCAACAGTGCGGCCAGGCGATTGGCACGATCACACGGCATGTCGCCGGCGTCATCAATGAGTTTGCCAGCGTCACGGACGATCGTGGCGTTGTAGCCTCTGCGTTCCATCCACTCGGCGATGTCTTCGAGCACACGGAAAACGTAGATGTCGGCGTCGCTGTCGAGCTCGAAGCGTCTGCTCGTGATGTCACACAGCCAGTATGTCAGCACAGAGTCTCCGACCTTGCCCACCCATGTCGGCACACCCACAGCTTCCTTCTCGACGATGTAACGCCACGCCGTCTGGATCCCGAGTGCGTTCATCATGCCTTCGTCGACGGGTGTGACCACGTTCTTTGGTTCCGGTCGCGTCAGCCACAGCTGCTGGGCCTGGCAGTTGTGCGGGACGCGGACGTACGTGGGCCAGTTGTGCCTCGTGGTTTCGAGATGGGTCTCGTGAGCGTCCGTGTGTGCCTTGTAGGCTCGCGACTTCAGATGCAGTTCGGGGCAGCCCCACGCCAGCGACGTCTGCAGGCCGACGGACAGGGCACCCTGGCCGACCAGCCCAATGCCAGACACCGGGTGGTTGACCGCCGGAGCGATGACATTCGCCCCGATGCTTGCTGCCGTGGCCCAGAAAACCCGGTTCGCATCCGTCGTGTCACACAGCCCATACAGTGGGGTCAGTGCCCCGGTGGGTGGCTCCAAGTGGAGGCCAGGTGATCGCGTGTCCGTGAACGGCGAGGAAATTGCCTGCACGTTGCCGCCCATGCCCAGCGTGAACCGCGGCAGCGAGAAGCACGCACGCTCGGGATCCCATCCAAAGCTCCCGGAGCTGACCACGATCTCGGGGATGTGGAACTGCTTGGCCACGTCGATGATG